AACGGCACGAACTGGTTGAAGAGATCAGGGAAGGACTCAAGAACGGTGAAGCAGGCGCAATCGCCGATATTAGCACGGCCCTCAGACTTGTCACTGATGGCACTAAGCCCGGCGACAATGGCCCAGATGACGAGTCAGGGCAAGTGGCTGATGGCACCGCATCTCGCTCTGCTTAACACTGCGCTCCTGGCTGTAGTGAAGGGCAGTATCAAGCGGCTGATAGTCACAATGCCGCCCAGACACGGCAAATCCGAGCTTATAAGCCGCACGTTTCCCGCATGGTATCTGTGCATGTACCCCGAAAAGCGCATCATTCTCACGAGCTATGAAGCCGATTTCGCTAGCAGCTGGGGGAAAAAGGCCCGCGATCTGGTTGACGAGTTCGGCCATGTATTCGGGGTTCAGGTCGATAGCAGCAGCAGCGCACGTAACCGGTGGGATATTAACGGAGACACGGGCGGCATGGTCACAGCAGGCGTGGGCGGCCCGATCACAGGCAAGGGCGCAGATTGCCTGACAGGCGACTCACTTGTAACAACCCCAAAAGGCCGCGTAAGAATTGACAACCTTGTCCGGTCATGCTACCGTGGGCGTGTACTATCTTACAACCACAGCAGGCGCAGGACCGAATGGCGGCGAGTCAAGGCATCTCGCAGAGTCAGCGCACGGGAGTTGATCGAAATTGAAACAGAATCAGGACGAATTATCAGAAGCACGCCAGACCATCGTATCTTTGTCGATGGACTCGGATACAAAGCGGCGCGTGATATTAGTGAACGGGAAACGCTTGTCACGATCAAGAAAGAACAAAACATGCGCTCGATGTGGATGCAACAAGACAACGAGGTCAGTTGTATGTGCCGCCTGCTTGGCGCAGTTGCGGGCGAACACTCGCGTGGAATGCCATTGCGTCCTTTGCGGCAAGGCTTTTCTACGAGCAAGCTACAACATTCGCAAGCGCAAGAAGTCCAGATCCAAAGATACGTATTGCAGCATAGAATGCTCGAGAGCGCACCATGCAGTGAAGAACAGGCGAAAGTGCAAAGAGTGCGGACAGCCAACCGAGAGCAAACACCGCAAGTATTGTCCAGAGTGCAAGAAAGCCGCAGGATGGCGAGTCTTGCCGTTGATTCAATGTGCCTGGTGCGGAAAGGATCACCAACCCCAGTCATACCTGACGAAGTATTGCGGCATGGCTTGCAAGAACGCTGCCCACAGCTTCAGTATGATAGGCAGAAGGAATCCACATCACAAGACGGGCAAGTCATACGGGCGTTTATTTCGATCAATGAGAACGGTGATAAGGACTCGCGACAACATGGTCTGCATAGGTTGCGGCAACACTGGCACCACTTGGGAGATATGCTGCCACCACATAAATCAAGATCGAACGGACAACAGACCGGAGAATCTTGTGATGCTATGCCGCGCCTGTCATGCCAGACACCATGCATCTCTCGAGAAAGAGTTAAAGTGGTTAGGCGTCTATGCGATCCATGCGAGTTTGTGTATGACATCCAAGTTGAAGGAAACAGCAACTTCTTTGCTGACGAAATACTCGTGCATAACTGTCTGATAATCGACGATCCAGTCAAGAACGCCGAGGAAGCCATGAGCGCGACCGCACGAGCTAAAGCATGGGACTGGTACGTCAGCACTGCCTACACGCGATTAGAGCCTGACGCGGCTATCGTGCTAATGATGACTCGATGGCACCAGGACGACCTCGCAGGCCGTATCCTCGCAGACGCAAAGAACAGCGGCGAACAGTGGCATTGCCTTGATCTGCCCGCCATAGCTACAGGGCCGGACCTGCTAGGGCGCAAGGAAGGGGAGCCGCTATGGCCTGACCGCTTCTCCCTGGAACGCCTCGAAACCATACGCAAGACGCTAGGCACGCTCTGGTTTACGTCGCTTTATCAGCAGAAACCGCTCTCGCACGAAGGCGCAATGTTCAAGCGCGACTGGTTCAGGATCTTGCCGGAAGTGCCGAAATGCGTTGAATACTGCCGTTTCTGGGATCTGGCAGGCACCGAGGCCAAGCACGGCAAAGACCCCGATTACACCGCAGGCGTGCTGATGGGCAAGACAGATCAGGGCCAATATGTCGTTCTGCATGTAGTCCATGTCAGGGAAACACCCGGCACAGTCGAGCGCACAGTAGCCCAGACAGCCAAAGCGGATCAGGCCAAGTACGGCGCGGCGGTCGCTGTGCGGATGGAGCAGGAACCCGGCCAGAGCGGAAAAGCACAGATCCGGCACTACAGGGACAACGTGCTGCCGCTAGCCGACTTCAAAGGCATCCCTAGCGGCTCACAGAAGACGATCAGGGCGCAACCTGTCTCTTCACAAGCAGAAGCGGGCAACGTGGCTTGTGTGGCATCCTCGTGGCTACAAGAGTATCTCGACGAGATGTGCGCGTTTCCGTTCGGCTCACATGACGACATGGTTGATGGCACCTCTGGCGCGTTCTCAACACTCGCCAAACCTCGCAGCGGGTTTGCCTGGTAGCTATGGCCACCTTCCGCATAGTTTGCAGATACCCTAGCCATGAGAGCCAAGTGGCATTCAATCGTGGCTTGAGGAAGGCCCGCGTATTTGCGTAGCTACTCGCTAGGTGCATCAGACGAATAGCGAGAATGTCACGCTTCATGGTATAATCTGTCGCACGAAACTGTCTCATTTGCAGAAAAGTGTTGATTCCGACTCTGTGCCGTGTAACAATGTGTCTCAATCAGGCCAGATTGTATCACTTTATCGAGACACGGAGCCACATACATGGCAGACTATACCGGAGTCAATCGCGCTGAACGTCGATTCGGCGCAGGCAAGAACGTAAGCAGTTTTCAGGAATCCCCGCCAAACGCACAAGAGGACGGCACCAAAGAAACGCCAAAGCAGCGCGTGATCAGAACGCGAATACACCCGGCACTAGCACAGCGACACACCCAGATTGAGGTTAATCTGCTTGGGCTTGAAGGCGGGAGTCGATATGTAGCAGCGAGGCTTTCGCGCTTCCCTGGCGAGCCTGCGATCACGTTTGAAGGCGGCAGCGCACGCGACGGGCGACATATCACAGGCCGCTTGCAGCAATCGCATGTAATTCCGTACCTTCAGCGAATAGCCGACAAGATCGACCAGTACGTTGTCAATCCAGACATTCAGCGCGAAGGCATAGACCCGGCGTTCGCGGCAGATGTCACAAGAGGCGGGCAAGGGATTAATCGTTTCTGGGCTGATGTCAGCAGCACATTGACCGCTGCAGGATGGTGTTGGGTTGGCGTCGATGCTCCTGCGATAAGCGGGGTCGTCAGTGAGGCCGACAGAGAGCGACTAAAGCTGCGCCCGTACTGGCAACTGTTCAGCCCGCTTGAAGTTGTTGACTGGTCCTTCAAGGCTGACGGCACACTGGAATGGTTACTCACCGAGGTTGTCTGGCATGGCAGCCCTGATGCCTTCACGCCTTGGTCACGCCGCCTTGTTCGCAAGCTATGGCAGGACGACGCAATAACAAAGTTCTGGTTCAACAAGAGTGGCACCCATATCGAGGGTGAAGAGACAGTGCCTAATCCGTTCGGGTTTGTGCCGTTTGTCCCCGTCGGAACAATCAGCGATAAGCCGATCATCTTTGATAGCCTTGAGAGCGTTCAACGCACCATCATGGACCTGAACAGCGTGAGCCGTCAGAACTACTTTGAAGGTGTATTCCCTGCGCGGTACTTCCCTGCTTCTATGCGCCAGACGTTCATTGACGGCGCACAAGGCAATGCAGGACCAGAAGGCTTTATGATGGCGATAGGCGAGCATTATCCAATCTTCGTCGAGAGCGATGAGTCGCCTCCAGGAGTCATCAACACCAACGCGCTTGTGTCGTTCGAGCCATGCCGTAGAGAGATCAACGTGCTAGTTCAAGAGCTATTCAACACCGTCGGGCTGATGTTGCGGAAAGACATGGCAGCCGCAGAGTCGGGCATAGCAAAAGCGTTTGACTTCCTGGACGTTGACGCAGCCTTGCGGTTCAGAGCGCAGCAATTGCAAGAGGCCGAGGAAAAGGTTGTCGAAGTCACAGGGCAG